ATCGCGTTGAAGCGGCTCAGGACGTGTATAACGCCAAAGCAGTACGCGCCGATATCGAAAGCGCCAAGAATACCCTGGGCTCCACCTTGTTCACTGGGCTGAAAAACGAAGCCGTGAAGCGTTACTACCTGGTGGATGCTCGCAACAAGGTTGAGGCGGCGGTTAACGCCCTGCCGCAGCCCGGCGAGCCGGATGGTGCCGAGCGCTTCGAGGAAGTCGAGCGCGTGCTGGCTGCGGCCAAACGTCACTTGGGCGACGAACTGCACGATCAGTTCAGCATCACCTTGGCAGATTTGAAACCGGAATACGTGGGCTAACCATCTCGGGAGGGGAAACCCTCCCGTTTAAGGAGTGAAGAATGAGCCACTTAACCACTTCCCCACGCCGCAAATATCTGCGCGCGACGGCAGCAGCCATGCGTAAAAACGGCAGCAGCTTGCGGGAAATTGCCGAGTTTTTAGGTGTACAGAAATCACAGGTCAACACCCTGATTAAAGAGTTTGAACGCTGCAAAGGAGTGTCGGCATGAAAGAGCGCGGAATGATTTTCAACGGTGAGATGGTGCGGGCGATCCTGGGCGGCCGGAAGACGCAGACGCGGCGGATTGTTAAGCCCCAGCCTGAACTGACGAAGAACTCTGGTTTTTCTTGGAATGGTGCTTTGTACGGTGCCGGCAGTGACGATCGGGAGACAAATCGTAATTTTGCCCACATCAAATGCCCTCATGGCAAACCCGGCGACCGCATCTGGGTGCGCGAAACGTGGGCTGAAGCAGGTGCCGGAGCACCGGATCTGAAACTTTATCGGGCTAATTACCCTGCGCACGTTCCGACTCATTACGAGAACGTGCCACCGGCTGAGGATGTCCGCTGGACACCCAGTATCCACATGCCTCGCTGGGCGTCCCGCATACTACTGGAAATTACCGATGTGCGCGTTGAACGGCTGAACGATATCAGTGAGGAAGATGCGCGAGCGGAAGGGATCATTGACGGTGGTTGCCTCAATTGTGGAGAGCCGGAGCCATGTGGCTGCGCGAATCCAGAGCCTGACGCGACAGATGCCTTTGCATACCTGTGGCAATCAATTTATGGACAAGAAAATTGGAACGCTAACCCATGGGTCTGGGTGATCGAGTTTAATCGTATCGAAGGAGATGGCCATGCGACTGATTAACCGAGGTAACCAGCAATCCCCGTTAGCGCGTCAGGCATGCGACATCGCGCTGGCAGCCCACCAGCAAAGATACGGCGATTACGGGCGCAGCCGGATGAAAGAGACGTACACGGTGCGGGTGGAAGGCGTGAAGGTCTGGGTGGAGGTGGTGAACCGCAAGGCGAGCTACGTTGCCACGGCGATGACCGGCATGCGACGCCTGCGATCTTTACCAGGCCAAGCCGCCTGATATTGAAATATCACAAACACTTTACCGGCATCTTTATACTGATGCCGGTTACCTGAGGTGAAAGATGGCACAGGTAATTTTTAACGAAGAGTGGATTGTCGAGGCAAAGCTCATCGAAAGAACGGGACTGTCGAGCCGCCAGATAAAAAGCTACCGCCTGAAGTCCTGGATCAACGGTATCCACTTCAAATACGTCACCGCCGATGGCAGAACTGAGTCTGAGAAAGGCCTGGCCTGGTACAACTACCCCAAGATTAACCATTTTATTAAGGATGCGTAATGGCTGGCTTTCCAACCGGCGTTGAAATTCACAGCGGAAAACTGAGGATCTCATTCAAGTACAAGAACGTGCGTTGCCGGGAAGTTTTGCAGGGGTGGGCGATCACCAATGCCAACATAAAGAAAGCAGGTAACCTGAGAGCGTTGATCTGCGCCGAGATTCAGTTAGGCACATTCAAATATGAGGAGAGGTTTCCGGAGAGCAAGGCGCTTAAAAAGTTTTCATCACCGGGAAAGAGCGTCTCCACCTTTGGTGATCTGTGCGATGCGTATCATGCAGTGAAAGAGGTGGAGATTTCCCCGTCAACAATGATGATAACCCGCTCAGTGAGCGCCCTCTTCACGAAAATCATTGGCGAGAGTACTGCGATTGAGGACATCCAGCTTAACGATATGCTTCTCTACCGGAAGAAGCTGCTCGAAGGTGAGTTTAAGTCCAGGGGAGAAGGTCAGCGCACGGTCAGAACGGTCAACTCTTTCATGAGCCAGTTATGCCGGATGCTGAGCTTCGCCTATCTGAGCAAATACATTCATCACAAACCGTTCGAGAACATAAAAAGCCTAAAAACCTCTGAGCTCGATCCGGACCCGCTGCTGAAAGAGGAGTTTGAGGCGCTGACTAAGCACTGGAAAGGCCAGCCACTCAATCTATGGACATTTGCCGTGTATACCGGCTTACGTCATGGTGAGCTCACTGGTTTAGCCTGGGAGGATGTCGATCTGGTTAATGGCGAGGTTCATGTGAAGCGTACAATGACGCTCACGAAGAGATTTGGCCCACCAAAGACGAAGGCCGGGATCAGGACGATAAAGCTGCTGAAGCCTGCCCTGGATGCGCTAACGAGCCAGTTTGAACTCACGGGTCACAAGGAACCGATGGAGATTGTTCTTCATCATCGCGAACGAGGGAAGACAGAGCGGCAAAAACTGAAGTTCTGCTTTGTGCCCAACCATGAGGAAAGCAGGAAGAGCAGACATTATTCGCAGAACACCATTAAACTGACCTGGTCGGGGGCTATGCGCAAAGCTGGGGTAAGACATCGTTCGCCCTATCACACCAGACATACCTTCGCATGCTGGTTACTATCCGCTGGCGCTAACCCATCATTCATCGCCAGCCAGATGGGACATAAAAACGCCAGGATGGTATACACCGTTTACTCGAAATGGATCGCACGGATGAATGACGATCAGATAGGCATGTTGAACGCGAAATTATAGCTAAATGCCCCCACGGTGCCCCCGTCTGAAAGCGAACCGATAAAAATGTATTACATTTCAATCTGTTCAGTGATTTGCTTTTAATAGTAGCCAGATAAAGACCGGCGCGCCCAGCGTTGCGGTCACCACGCCTATGGGCAACTCAGCGGCCGTCAGGGCGAGTCGGGCGATGATATCGGCAACCAGCAGCGTTGCCGCCCCGGCAACCGCCGAGGCCGGGAGCAGGGTTCGGTGGTCCGTAATGCCGCACAGACGCAGCATATGCGGGATCACCAGCCCAATAAAGCCAATCGCCCCCGCAAGCGCCACGCTTACGCCCACCATCCAGCCGATGGCGATAACCAGCACGTTGCGCCAGAATCCAATCGGCATCCCGAGCTGGCGAGCAGACGTTTCGCCCAGCGCGAGAATATTCAGCGGCTGCGCCTGGAACACCATCCACAGGATAACCGGGATCAGGAGCACCATCAGCCACCCCTGACGCCAGTCAACCCCCCCAAATCCCCCCATCATCCAGTACATTAACTGGCGCAGATCGAAGGAGGTAGAAAAGTAGACGGCCCAGGTCATCAGCGCACTACAGATGATCCCCAACGCTACCCCGGCAAGTAGCAGCCGGCTGGTGGATAAATGGCGACGAGCAAAGCGCAGAAGGATAAGGGTTATCAACAGCGCGCCAAGGATGGCGCTGAGGCTAATCCCCCAGCCGGAGAGCTCGCCTCCCCCCAACATCACGGCGGCGATAAGCCCGACGCCTGCACCATTCGAGACCCCGAGAAGCCCGGGTTCCGCCAGAGGGTTTTCAAATAATGCCTGCATGATCGTACCGCACAGCGCCAGCGCAGCGCCGACTAAAAGGACAGCCAGCGTCCGCGGCAGGCGGATCTGCCAGACAAAGAGCTGCCCTTCAGGCGTAAACCAGCTTTCCGGCCCCAGCCACCGATCGCCCGCGCACAGGCTGACGGTGGTGGAGACAATCAACAGCACCCCGAGCAGACACAGGCGGCGGAGATCGGAGCGGTGCTGAAGACGGGCAAGATCAAGCATAGACGATAGGTTATCCGGTTGAGATATCATTGATTTTACGGCGGGTTTAGCAAATAGCGCAAAGAAAAAAGGCCGCGTGAGCGGCCTTTTTAGTTAGTTCATATTACTCT